ATAGACGAATTTTTAAAAGTTAACTCTGGCTCTGGCGATGGCTCTGGCGATGGCTCTGGCTATGGCGATGGCTATGGCTCTGGCTATGGCTCTGGCTATGGCTCTGGCTATGGCGATGGCTATGGCTCTGGCTCTGGCGATGGCTCTGGCGATGGCTCTGGCTATGGCGATGGCTATGGCTCTGGCTCTGGCGATGGCTCTGGCTATGGCTCTGGCGATGGCTCTGGCTCTGGCGATGGAGTACAATTAATAAACGGAGATAAAATTCACTCAATTGACGATGTACCAACTATTATTAAACAACTTAAAAAAAACGTTGCAAGAGGGTTTATTTTAAACAATGATTTAACTTTAACTCCTTGTGTAGTTGTTAAAAGCAATAATATGTTTGCTCATGGCGAAAACTTGCATAAAGCTATGGAGTCGTTGCAAGAAAAATTGTTTGATGGAATGACTACAGAAGAAAGAATCGAAGCATTTTTAAAAGAATTTAACCTAGTTGATAAATATTCTGCACAAAAATTCTTTGAATGGCACAATAAATTAACAGGTTCGTGCGAAATGGGTCGTGTGTCGTTTGCTAAAAATAATGGTATTGACTTAGAAAACGACACCTACACAGTTAAAGAGTTCATTGAAAAAACTAGAAACGATTACGGGCGTGACGTTATTAGGCAATTAGAAAAAACTATAAAAGGAGAATAACCGATGCAAATTAAACTACTTGGCATGGAGCTACAAAACTTTAAAGGCATTGAAAATGTAGTCGTTACATTTAACGGTAAAAACTCAAATGTGTACGGCGACAATCGAACCGGTAAAACAACTTTGTTTGACGCTTTCATTTGGTCACTGTTTGACAAGAACTCTCAAGGCGACAAATCGTTTGGAATCAAAACTGCAAGCAAAGTGAATCAAGGTGTAGACCATATGGTTGAAGTGCTTCTTGATGTTGACGGTTCTGAGTTAAAACTCAAGAAAGTTTACTCTGAAAAGTGGACTCGCAAAAGAGGTTCAGAAGAAGCAGAACTCACAGGACACACAACTGATTACTGGATTGATGAAGTGCCATCAAACAAAACTGAGTATGACGCAAAAGTCAAATCACTCATGGATGAATCACTTTTTAAAGCAATTACTGATGTTATGTACTTCACTGGCCTTAAATGGCAAGACCAACGCAAGATGCTTCTTGATATTGTTGGTGATATTAGCGATGAAGAAATCATTGACTCTAATGAAAAACTCAAAGGACTTAAAGCTGCTCTTGAAAAAGGTCATAGCATTGACCAGTACATGAAAATCGTAAAAGAGAAAAAGAAACAGATTAATGACGAGATTCAAAAAATACCAACTCGAATTGATGAAGCGGATAAATCAAAGCCAACGGCTCCCGAATTACCAGTTGGAGAACTTATTGCATTGTCAGAAACTTTAAAGGGTCAAATCACTCAAGCGACATCAGAAGTTGGTAAAGTTGATCTCACTCTTGAAAAATTCAAAGAAACAACGCGCCTGGTAATGGAAGTCGATACAGCACTTCAAAAAGAAGTTGATTCTATTACTCGCAAGTTTAATCTTGATAAAATGAATCTTGAATCTAAAAACAAAGAAGATTTTTCGAAACTTGAAAGCATCGTCAGACTCAAAAAACAAAACATTGACGAACTCAAGCAATCAATCGCTCTTAAAGAAAAAAGAAAAGCTGACATTTTGGCTTCTCATAAACATCTTAAAGAAGAACAGTTTGACACTGAATCAACAGTATGTCCAACTTGCAAGCGTGACTTTGAAGCTGAACAAGTCAATGAGCTAAAAGAGAACTTTAAGAACAATTTAATGCAAAGAGACAAAGAACTCAGAGAAAAGTTTGCTGCAGTTAAATTGGAGCTCGAAGGATTAACTGCAAAAATTAACTTTATAGAAGCTGAAATTATAGAAGCTCAAAATAACGTTGACAACTTCAAACCAATTGCGATTGCGGCCGTTACTCTTAATACTGAGACTGAAAAGGTTGTTGAACTCAGAACAAAGCTTGCTAGTTTAAAAGCAGATCAAGAAGCCTTTGCATCTGGCGAAAGAGAAAAAGAAGATACTTCAATTGTCGATGGAATTTCTTCACAGCTTGAGGAAGTCAATCAAGACATTCAGAAGTGGGCTTCAATCAACAAAACTGATGCAAGGATTGAAGAACTCTCAACAGAACTCAAGAAGCTCTCAAGCGACTATGCCAAGTATGAAAATGCTGAGTTCTTGACAGAAGAATTTATCAAAATCAAAGTGGGTATGCTTGAAGGAAAAATCAACAGCTTATTTACAATGGTTCAGTTCAAATTATTCAATCAACAAATTAACGGCGGTATCGCTGAATGTTGCGAAGCTATGGTGAACGGTGTTGTGTACTCAGACATTAACTCAGAGGCTAAGATTAACGCAGGGCTCGACATTATTAACCGTTTGACTGCTCACTATGGCGTGTCTGCTCCGATTTGGATAGACAACGCTGAGTCGGTTACAAAGTACATTGATACAAATAGCCAGTTGATTAGATTGTACGTTGTTCAAGGAGTTAACCCATTGAGAGTTGAGGGGGTGTAGTATGGATGAAAAAAGATTTACGCTGTTATGTTGTGAGGGGCATGATGAAGAAAACAGACCTTTATTTGAAAAAATGAAAACATATGCTTCAAGAGAAAAAATGCTTATGGATTTACCGTTTCAAGCTCCAGACTGTTTTGCAATTTTAGATAATAGCAACGATGAAGTTTACACAATTGGTGAAGCAATTTTAAAATTTAAATTAGAAATGGAGGAAATTTAGTATGTCAAACGAAAAAGCATTAACAATAGCAGATATTAAAAAACTCACTGTTGAAGCCGTATCATCAGAAGTCACAGAAATGTTGTCACAAGGTCAACTTGTATTGCCTCAGAATTATTCGGAGGTAAACGCTTTAAAATCAGCATGGCTTATGCTACAAGAAATCGTTGATAAAGACAAAAAGCCAGCACTTACCGTGTGTACTCAAAACTCAGTCCGACTTGCGTTGATGGATATGGTTATCCAGGGGTTAAGTCCAAACAAAAAGCAATGCTACTTCATTGTTTACGGCAACAAAATACAAATGTTCCGATCTTACTTTGGTACAATTGCAATCCTCAAAAGAACCACTGGCATTAAAGATGTTTACGCTCAAGTTATTAGAGAGAAAGACATTTTTGAATTTAGCACAATACATGGTGTTAAATATGTTGTAAAACACGTTCAGACGCTTGAGTCTTTAGACAGTCCTATTATTGGTGCCTATGCAACTTTTATCAGAGAGGACAACTCAAAAGAATCTGAAATAATGACAATTGCTCAAATTAAAAAGTCATGGTCAAAGTCAAAGACGGTTGGTTTCAACAACTCTACCCACAAAGAATTTGAAGAGGAAATGTGCAAGAGAACGGTCCTTAACAGGGGCGCAAAACTATATCTGAATACCTCTGATGACAGTGATCTACTTTCAGAAGCAATCAACAGAGAGTACGACAACGAAGCTGAGATTGTCAATGAAACACTTCCAGACCCTAATTCAATCGTACTCGATACCGATGACTATGCAGTCATTGAAGAAATTCCGTTTTCAGAAGAACCGCAGCCAATCGAAGAAGCAAACAATGACCAAATTGAGATTGGTGATTTAGAATGATACTAACAGTTGTTGCATCGGGGTCAAAGGGTAATGCCTTTGTCCTCGACAATGGAAAGCACAAGCTATTGATTGAATGTGGAGTCAGTTTCATGGAGATCAAGAAAGCTATTGCTTTTGAAATTGACACACTGGTTGGTTGTATCTGTTCACATTCACACAAAGACCATTCCTTATGTGCCAAAGATTTAGTCAAAGCAGGAATCAATCTTTATTCATCACATGAAACATTGGTCGAATGTTTTGTATCTACTAGCCCATTTGCTTTCGCTCTACTGCCATTAAACCCGATTAAGGTAGGTTCGTTCCAAGTCATGCCGTTTGAAATTGAGCATGACGCTCCAAACCCTTATGGTTATGTCATTATTGATGAAATCACAGGCGAAAGAATATTGTTTGCTACAGACACTCACATGCTGCGGTACAGATTCAAAAATATTGACCATTATTTGATAGAATGTAATTATGATGATGACACTATCATTCACAGATTGTCAGAAGGTCACCTTGACGAGTTTTTATATAAACGAATAGTAGAGTCTCACATGAGTTTAAAAACGCTTACAGAAGCATTAAAAAGCCACAAGTCAACACCAAAAACAATAACTCTCATGCACTTGTCAGATTCAAACTGCAATGAGAAAATTATTGTTGAGACAATCGCAAAAGAGTTTGGGATAATCCCCTTCATAGCGGATGCAGGGGTTACCATAGGAATGTAAAGGAGAGTTAAAATGGCACAACAAAAAATCACATTTTCCACATTGGCGAATGGAGCAGTCGAAGAAAGATTTCAACAGGAACTCCAAAAGGTTTTTGAAAACATCTTGGATCCAAACACAGAATGGAAGGGTAAAAGAAATTTAACTCTTACTCTTACAATCACACCTACAGAAGGTAGAACCATGAATGGTGTTGAATTTTCAGTGAAGTCAAAACTTGCTCCAGTTAAAAACGTCTCGTCTGCATTTATTATTGATTCAGATGGAACAGGTCAAATTGTATCATCAGAATTTTTAAAGCAGATTCCAGGTCAACAAGCATTTGAAGGAACAGAAACACCAACAGCAATTACACCAGTCGCGCAGTTCAAACCATCAGTCGCTAAATAATAGGGGGAAATAATTATGTTAAAAGAAATGTTTCAGTACGTTGTCGGTTTAAAAGCACCAGATATTAAAGAACTAGGTGGCGTTACTTATTCTGACAAGCCGTTGCATGAAATTCATGCGGCTGAACACTATCCAACCAGATTAAGTGTTTCAACTCTTGGCGCAATCGTTTCATACATCAAAGAGAACCCAGACGATGTTAGAAACCAACCATACATCATTCACGTTGAAAATTATAATCAAGTTTCTTTGCTCTTGCCACTCAGCGAAAGAACTAAAGAAAGAGCAATTCACATGACGGCTACAAACAAAACTGAACAATTCAGTTTTGGTCAGCAAATGGACAGAGAAATTTTCAACATTGCTTTGCAGTCTCAATTTGTTAGGGATCAGAATTGTTCGGCATTGCTGCAGTACATCGGCACCATGCAAGAGGAAGAAGGTTATACAACAAAAGACGATGGCGTTTCTCAATCTATCATTGCCAAAACAGGAATTGCTACTCTTGAAAATGTGACCATTCCTAATCCACTTGAATTAAGACCGTTTAGAACGTTCCCAGAAGTGGAGCAACCCGACTCAATTTTTGTATTTAGACTTCATACAGGCATGCAATGTGCTATCTATGAAGCGGATGGTGGGGCTTGGAAGTCACAGTGTATTGAATCAATTAAAGTTTGGTTTGAAAGAGAACTTGAATCACATATTTTATGTGGCGATGTTGTTATCCTAGCGTAATTATTAAAGGGGCGAAAGCTCCTTTTTTATTTGTTTAAATAGGGTTGACTTAGTTATCTTGGTAAGTTACAATAATAACTGTTAGGGGGTGAATACATGACTATTAAAACGTTTCCGCTAAAATTTACTAGCGAAAAGCTCAATGAAATTAAAATTGCTGCGGCAATGAAAAACAAAAGTATGAAAGCATACATTGAAGATTTGATTGAAGCTGATTTAAAGAAGGTGAAAAAATAGTATGATCCAACCAATCGGATTTATAAAACTTCATAGAGAACTAGCTTCTAAGCCGATATGGTTAAAATCTACAGCAGAACAAAAAGTAATACTTTTAACTTTGCTAATGATGGCTAATTTCAACAACAATCAATGGGAGTGGAAAGGAGAAAAATTTGAAGTTAAACCAGGTCAATTTATTACCAGTTTAGATTCTATTGTAAAGGAGTGTGGAAAAGGAATCTCAATACAAAATGTTAGAACTGCTTTGACTAGATTCGAAAAACTAGAATTTCTAACAAACAAACCAACAAGCGAAGGAAGGCTTATAACCATTGAAAATTGGGCGTTCTATCAAGGTGATAACAAACCATCTAACATACCATCTAACAAACGCTTAACAAAGGGGTCACAAAGCACTAACAAAGCTCTAACACCTATAGAAGAAGGTAATAATGATAACAATGAAAATAATGATAAGAAAAACATTAAGAACTACGTTCCAGATGTTTTTCTAAATCAAGCAATTATTGATTTTGTTGAGTTCAGAAAATCAATTAAAAAACCTATGACTGACAAAGCAGTATTATTGCTTCTTGGAAATCTTAATAAATTATCTGCTGATCTAAATGAACAAATTGAAATTTTAAACCAATCAATCGTTAATGGATGGCAAGGTGTATTTGCACTTAAAAATGATTTTAACACTAACAAGAGCATACCCGAACAAATAACATCCAAAATGAACTCAGATGTCGTTCAACGTTTTCTTGAAAGAGGTGAAAAATAATGAAAAGAGAAGAATTTATTCAAATGATTATCGCACTTGAAAGTATGTACCCAAACATGAAAGTCAGTCAAAACGATTTTACTGTTGAAATATGGTATGGGATTCTTGGACACATAAGCATGAGTGCTATGGAATCTGTTATTAAAAAGCACGTTTCTCAATCTAAATTCCAACCGACAGCAAATGAGCTTATCACTCACTACAACGAATTGACTGAAACAGAACCGCAAATGTCAGAGGTCGAAGCCTGGGGGATCGTTAAAAAAGCAATCAGAAATGCTACCTACAACAGCAAGTCAGAGTTTGAAAAGCTACCCGACATTATCCAAAAGACTATTGGTTCAGCAGATGTCCTTAGGTCGTGGGCTATGGAAGAATCGGACAACACCGACAAAGTGACTGGATCAAACTTCATGAGGTCGTTCAGAGATGTTCATACAAGAGATAAACAGTTTAAGGCATTACCAAATGATGTTAAGCAGCTTATCAGTACGAATGGCGTTAAGTTGATTGGAGAGTGAGCAAGTGAAAGAACTCATTGTATATGAATGTCCACATTGCAAAAAGTTATTCAGAACAAAAACTCGTCACTCTTGTAAATATGATCCCGATAATAAGAATTGCTTTACTTGCAAACATAACATTAAATTTGATGTCGATCATAACGATTGCGGATATGGTCAATTAGTTTATGTTGTTTGTGAAAAGGAATATGACGCGGATATGCCACAAATGATTAAATGCAAATACAAATTGGATTGCCAAGAATATGAGTTTGGTGGCGTGTTTCATAAAAACGAACATCACAAAGCAAGAGAAGAACAGTTTGAAAGTGATTGTATTGATTTTAATTTTTAGGAGAGTGAGAACGCAAGTGATAAGAGTAGTTGAGTTATTTGCAGGCATCGGAGCTTGCACACAAGCATTAAAAGACGAAGGTATTGAACATAAGGTTGTGGCTGTCAGCGAATGGAATATTGACTCTGCAATTGCTTATGACTATATTCATTCCGACAGAAGACTGATAGCATTGCCAAGCAAAGAAGAAATGAGAGAACACCTTGAGCAATTTACTTGGTCCAGTGATGGGAAAGAACCACTTGAAAACTTAAAAAGAATCCCTCTCAAGAAGCTAGAAAAATTGTATGTCGCTCAGATTAGAACAAACAATCTTGGCAGTATTATTGATCTAACGTATAAACTGCAGCATGACCCAAATTATTTGCCCGACTTTGATTTATTGACACATGGTTCACCATGCCAAAGTTTCAGCGTGGCGGGCAAAGGTGAGGGCGGTGATGAAGGTAGCGAAACTAGATCATCGCTCATGTGGAACACAGTTGAAGTGGTATCTATCAAAAAGCCAATTTATATTCTTTGGGAGAATGTTAAAAATGTATTGTCTAAAAAACATCGTCATAATTACGACAAGTACATACAGAGCCTTGAAAATTTGGGCCATATAAGTGACGGTAAAGTTCTAAATGCAAAAGATTATGGCGTTCCTCAAAACAGAGAACGAATATTTGTGGCTTCAACTTTGAAAGAGCATCACAAGAAAATGCGTTGGCCTGTGCCTTTTGATAATGGCATTAGATTAAAACACTTATTAGAAACCAATGTTGCCGAAAAATATTACATCAGTGACGAAAAATGTGACAAGTTACTGCAACAATTAAAAGACGATACAGTTTTAATTGATATGTGCCAAGCTAAACGAGAAGGTTTTCCAAGAGAGTATGTTGAAAACAGTCCTTCCTTACAAGCTAGGGACTACAAAGAACCAAGACTTGTTAAAGTCATATGCAATACAAATCCAAGCGGAAATGGAATGAATGGAAATGTATATGCAGGAGGCATAAGTCCGACAGTAACGACAAATAAAGGTGAAGGACACAAAATAGTTGTACCTATTGATTACACTTACAACGATCCACAACCAATAGAAATAGCAAACTGCATCAGCGCAAGAACAGACAGGGGCATTTTAAACAGAAAACAAGAAGGCACAGGCGTTCTTGAATGTGTCCCATGCCTTACACCCGACAGAATAGAAAAACGACAAAATGGCAGACGATTCAAAGAAGACGGTGAACCGAGTTTTTCATTAACTACACAAGACAGGCATGGTGTGTTAGTGAGTGAACCTTGCGTTCTTAGAGCGGAAAGAACGGAGTATGGCAAAGAAATTCGAAAGCAATATGAATCCGGTGAAATTGATGAAAAAATAGGAAATATCAGAACTCTGCAACCTAGATTTGATGGTGTATCAAACACATTAACAACAGTTCAAAAGGATAATATGCTTTTAGAACCCTTAATTGAAAGCGTTGAAAATGGGGGGGTAGTGGTAAAAGAGAACAACAAGAAGGGTTACACAGTGGCTTACCCAGGCGACTCTATAAATTTGGAACAGATAAGCAGTACCACTCGCAGAGGTAGAGTTGGCAGAGGTGTTGCTCAGACTTTGAATTGTGGGAATCATCAAGCGGTGGTTGAGCCTAACGAGTGCATGATGCTTGGTCATATTGATGTAGAAGGTCACGACATTCTTAAACGTGTATATGATGAAAAAGGAATCTCGCCAACTATACCAACTTGTCAAGGGGGAAACCAAGAACCAAAAGTCTACACTAGGTATAGAATACGCAAGCTGACTCCAAGAGAATGTGGCAGACTCATGAATTTCAGTGATGAAGCAATTGACAGAATCATCGAGTCTGGAGCAAGTGAATCAGCAATGTATAAGATGTTTGGCAACTCGATTGTGGTCATGTGTCCACGGTTAATCTTTAGATCGTTATTCAGCACGGAAGAAATTGAATATGAAGTTGGCGAGCAGATGTCATTAATTTAGGGGAGTGATACATTGATTAATGAAAAACGTATTCAAGTGTTAAATGCAAGAATGTATTTTGATAAATATGAACAATTAAGAATTAATAAAGTTAAAAGATATGAAATAGCTCAAGAAAGACTTATATATAAAATTGCAAAGTTAATATTAGACGATTTAGATTTAGAAAAATTAATAAAACAAATACCAATTTATTTTAGATGTAACGGCACTGAAACAACAACAGGAAATGAAGAATTTACAATGTCTTGTTGTTTGATTGATGAAAAATATGTGTTGGAACTTCTTAAAAAAGCTGAATACTATGATGCACATCACAATGATTATAATACCAATCAAGCTACTGAAAAGAAACATGGAGATATTAGAACCCAGAAATTTTACAAGGAGAGTGAAACGGAATGAAAAAAATAGATGTAAATTTGATCGAATTTAATTTGGTTAAAAACCAAGTAACTATGACGATAGACGAATTTAAGAAATTGCAAACAAAAGCTACAGCATACGACACCAAAGAAGTACAAGACGCCATTGAGTGCGACAGAATAGAACGCAAGTTATTGAGTGGTTGCAATAGAGTATACTGGCACATAAACGATAACGAAAAAATGGAGTTTGGCGGAGAATATTTATTAACAATAGACGATAGGGTAATACCTAATAGGTTTATGGGGAAATCAAAACTCGAAGCACTCACAAAGGCTTTAGAATGGGTGGAAGGAGAAAATAAGTGATGTTTGAATACGTTAAAAACAGCATATCAGATAATCGCAGAAGAATTAGCGGACAAATTGACAAAAGAAGCATACCAATGGAATCATACGGAATGCTTGAAATTGCAAATGCAATAAATAATTTTACTCTTGCATTCATAGAGCAATCAGAGTATCGAAATAAAAAAGATATTGATGAAAAGGAAGGTACTAAATGATAGAAATATTTTGCAGAAAATGCCACGGAACAGGTGGTAAAGAATATGACTACAAATTAGAAACAGTAGTGAAATGTTGTGATAATTGCAAGGGTAAAGGCTATACAGAGTATGAAGGTGATTTAAAAGATTTAGAGTTGGGGTTGGCAGTTAACAAATTCTGCGAAAGAAAACCAGACAAACTTTATTTCTATGATTACATGGGAAATGAAATTGAAATAACACCAAAAGATTTTATTGACTGGTACAGAGAACAGAAAGGCGGTAAGTAATGATTAAATCATGGGACAACATGGACGATGTAAAGCAAATGGTATTAATATGCTTAGTTGTATTTTTACTAGGTGCAATGCCTATGCTATCAGCGTGGATTCCGCAGATGTATGCAAATAGTCAACTTGAAGTTGTGAATGTTAATTTTTAGGGGGTTAGTATGAAAAAGCAATACATCACTTGGAGCGACGACCTTCTATACAAAGCAGTCAGAGAAGCAATGAAGCAGATAGGCACTGAAAAGATGCCGACACAGACACAGTTGAGAGATATGCAACCAATTAAAATAGGGTTGGTCGAGATTGGTGGTGGGGCTATAAACAACAGGATCAATTTACAGGGTGGGTTTAAGGATGTTGCTGAATTTATGCACTTGGAGTTGAAAGAAAGAGGGCAAAAATGAATAGGGAAATTAAGTTTAGAGGTAAGCAGATTTATAATGGTGGGTGGATTTATGGGTATTACGGCGAAAAAATAAATAAATTTTTTGGTGAAAACGATTCATTTATTATTGTTCCTAATTATAACGCTATTACTGATTTAAGTTATTTTTATGATGTTCAAGTGGATCCTTTAACAGTTGGTCAATATACAGGATTAAAAGACCAGAACGGTGTTGAGATTTATGATGGTGATGTACTTGATGTTAAATTATCGCCTGCATATTGTGAAAGAATAGATTGGGAAGGGAAACCAGACGCAACCGGAAAAGTTTTTTGGGATTTGAATGCTTTTGAATTAAAATGCAAAGGTGATGCTGACGAAAGATATGCAGATTTTGTAGACATTAATTTAGAACATTCTCAAGTCATCGGAAACGTTCACGACAACCCCGAACTGTTAGGCGGTAAATAGCATGAGCGTCAAAAACTATCTCAACAAAGACGAGCGCAGCCATGTATCAATCGGTTTCATAGCAGACGAAGCATACATGAAGTTACTCAACGGCAACATATCCAAAGAAGAACGAAAGTGCCTACAAAAAACTCATGAGTGGTGGGAAAAGTACGCCAAAGCACTGTTTTTAAGAGTCGGAAACGGCGAAGCTCAAAAAATAGTCAATGAGTTTACCGGTGGCAGGATAGAAGTCAAAAGAAATGTCCAAGCTACTCAACTTCATGACATTGTGCTAGATGCAGGCGATGTCCATGATTTAGCAGGTCCTATCATTGAATCTCATTGCAGAGATTGTAAAAAAACTGGCGTTGATGCTGCTGAGTGTTCCATAAGCAAAATTTTCATAAAAGCTCTTGTACCTAATGCAGTTGATCTAATTGTTCACCCAAGCAAAAAGATTATTGGTTGGAACGAATACGGCAAGTCATATCAGAAGGTCATGGACGCTTATGACGGCGTTTGTCCTTATAGATTGTAAAGGTGGTGGAGAATGATTCTTGCAATTGATCCTGGCAACATAGATTCTGCTTATGTGCTTATGTCTAATGATTGTAGTATAATAAGGTTTGGAAAGATTAAAAACGAAGAATTAAACAGCCTTATAACAAGTATGCACTCAATACACAAATTTAAATACGTTGTTATTGAAATGATAGCATCTTATGGCATGGCGGTAGGCGCTACAGTATTTGATACTTGTGTGTGGGTAGGACGCTTTACAGAAACCGCTTCACGGTTAGAAAATGTAACGGTGGATAGAATGTATAGGAAGGACGTAAAAGTTAACCTGTGCCAATCTATGAAGGCTAAAGACGGTAACATAAGACAGGCTTTGATTGATAGATTTGGAGTAGTCGGAACTAAATCAAATAAAGGTTGGTTTTATGGGTTTGCAAAAGATGTATGGGCGGCATACGCAGTCGGAGTAACTTATATTGATTTAGGGGGGTACAAATGAAAAACGAATTGATTAAAATTTATGACCATTTTGGCGCAGAAAACCAAAGAAAAAAAGCGCACGAAGAAATAGACGAGTTGTTTGATGCTATTGAAAGTGGAGATATAGAACAAATTGAGAACGAGCTTGTGGATTGCATGATGATACCACTTCAAGTTGAATGCAAATACAAAATTAAAACTGATTTTCTTGTAAGAAGAACAAAAATGATGGCAGAACGCACACTTGCACGCATTGAGTCGGGTTATTATGAAAGTGAGGTTAAGTAATATGATGCACGAATTGAAAACACTCCCTCAATATTTTGAAAATGTTTTAATTGGGTTAAAAACATTTGAAGTAAGAGATAATGATAGAGATTACAAAGTTGGAGATATCCTTGTATTAAAAGAATGGACAATAAGCGGGCATTTCTATACTGGTAGAGAGTTGAAAGTTGTTGTAACTTACATTTTAGACAGTAAAGTTTATTGCGCAGATGGTACCGTTATTATGGCAATTAATAAAATTGAAAGCGAGGAAGAGTAATATGAACAAAGTTATTTTATTAGGTCGTTTAGTCCGCGATCCAGAACTTAGATTTATACCATCTGGTCAAGCTGTGTGTAACTTTACTTTAGCAATAGACAGACCATTATCAAAAGAAAAGAAAGCAGAATTGCAAGCAAAAGTACAGGCTACAGCTGATTTTCCTAGAATTATTGTTTGGGGAAAACTTGCAGAGTTATGCGCAAACTACCTATCCAAAGGAAAACAAGTGGCATTAGAAGGTACACTGCAGACTTCAACTTACAAAACGAATACTGGCGAGACAAGATATTCAACAGATGTCGTAGCGAGCCACGTTGAGTTCATCGGTGGATCAAATGATAAGCCTAAATCAGAAGGTGGCGACGATTTTAATTTTGGGTACAATACTGATGATTTCCAGGCAATCAAAGACGATGAAGACATTCCATTTTAAGAGGTGAACTATGAAAAGCCAAAAACTAAAATCAGAACTATCACGCCGCAGCTTCAACAATCAAGGGGGAACTCAAATGGAAAACAAAGTCGTGCCATTCAACGCTTACGGATCAATGAAAAAAGAAGAACTCATTAGAGAGTTAAACAAGCGTGACAATCAAGTAAAGGCTCAAGAGGAATGGCTTGATATGGCAGCAAAAGACAATGAAACTCTTTTCAAAGCTAAAGAGTTTGCTCTCAATATCATTGGTGGGCTTACATTCATCATCACTCAGCAGACCGAACAAGAGGTTGTTTATCTCAGCAGAGAAGCCATGTTTGACTTGAATCAAAAATGCTTTGTTGACTTCAATGACGTTGAAGAAATGTCTGGCCTTGAAATCAGTTTGAAGAATAGAGAGTCAATTTCAGAAGAAGAAGTCTCAGAAGAATAGAAACGGCGGTGATCTTTCTTGAAAGACTCGCTAGAAGATAACTACCTTGCTTTTTACATTGCTGTTGTGTGGTATGAAGAAATTACTCCCGAACAAGCCTTTGCAATGCTTGAGTGTAAGACTAAGCCAAGAGTGGCACTAAAGACGATACATACACTCACAAACGAAGAACTCAACGCAATTGTCACTAGAGCCACTCACCCTAGATTTACAGACAAGCGAAAACTCTGCAAGAAGTACGGCATATCTGAACATTTGCTTGACAGCATTATAAAAAGTGTTTAATGTTTAATTAAGCCAAGTGTTTGATTTTGCATTCCACTCTCCTAATTTTTCAACATAGAAAAAGACCTCTTTACAGGGGTCTTTTTTATTGCTATATTTAACTTATCCCGATTCTTGATTGTCGTTAGGCAACAAAGAGTCAAAGAGAAAGGACCCTTCCGAGTGGGTCCTTTTTTTATTACTTATTTTCATGTTTCCAAAGAAACAGATTGATGAAACTAAATTCAACGTTGTTAACTTTACAGTATTCCAAGAACTCCTTAACTACTTTTATACTCATATCAATCCCAACTCCTTCTGCACCTTCATTATAGACGACATATCCGCTTGATCTAACCAGTTTGCACCATCATAACAACTTTCAAACACTTCACTAACAGCTTTATTCAAAATGGTATACTTTGGGTCAATCTCTGAACCTTTCTGCTCACTCAGAGCCACCAGTAAGGTTGTATAGCTTGGTCTTATTACTCTTGGGTTATTTTCCATGATTTACTCTCCAATCTCAACTATTTCACTAAGTTCAACGCCAAGTGCTTTTGCTATTTTAAGCCATGTGTCCATGCGCCCAGGGGTAGCTTTGTTCTTTAACCGGTTAACTGTCATTCTTGAAATTCCTGTTGCTTCTGCAAGGTCTGCATCGTTCATGCCTTTACGAGCCATTGCACATACTAATTTTACGTTTCTATTTGGCATTTGGATTCTCCTTTACGCATACCATTTGTAGATTTCTTCATATGCTTTAACAATTTCTGTATAGCCTAGTTTTGTTAAAATGCTAATTAATATGTCATCTGCAATACAATGGTCAGCTTCTGTATCTCCATTTGTTTTTAACATTTTAAGTTGCTCAAGTTCTTTTTGAAATTCAATTTTACATTGTGTTTTTAAATCTTTTTCATCAACACAACTAACAATGTAATATACTCTGTTGGTCTCGCTAAAATCAAAGTAGTATCTGAGTTGATTTTCTTCTAAACCCGATTGATCTACTGATGGCGTGCCTTGTTCAACTATAAATTTTGCGTTCATGCTGCACTCTCCTTTAAGTTGCGGGATTTCTCCCGAAGTGGGTTATTCCTCATAATAGAAGCAGTAATCTCCTATTCCGAAACCGTTTTCTAAGTCATAGTAATCAATTTCATATTCAACGCATTTACTTGTCAGTTCACACCACTTGTCCCAGTGATAATCTTTAATTAAATCGTCTGCCATTCTGAAAACTTCATCATATTGTTTTTGAGTTGCCATATCGTTACCACCTTTCTTTTGTGTTATTAATTTGTGTTGTTGCTCGAACTTAGTGTAACACAAATAAATCATAATGTAAAGCGTTTGTTGCAAATTATTTTGAAGGTGTGAAAAATAGGTCTGCAAAATAAGGTAAAATAAGCGTGGCAGTCAAACGACATTTTTTCTTTCAAATATGCTGTTAAATTGCCACACAAAAAACAGGCTCTACAAAAGCAATACAAACACTTACAGCGATAGTGGTAGTGCTGACCTCTATTTAGGTACTTAAATAGACCTCAACACCATCAAGTCAAAAGGGGGTTTACATGAGGGTTAAAAACTCGCAGATCATAGAATTAAACACAGGCGAAATTTTAAGTGAAAAAAAAGAAAAAATCAGCTACTTTAACGATGATGGTTATTTGCTGTTCTATCGTAAAAACTACTCAAGAATTTTCAGCGACATAAAGATTCCAGACAGCTTTACTGACTCTGAGCTTGGCAAAATCTATCGTATGCAGTCAAACATTCAGCAGACCACAAATCTATTAGTCAAGAGGACTAACAAGCGTCACAGACCTATGACATATAATGAAATTGTCTTATCAACTGGATTAAGAGACAGAGCCGGCAAAGAGTTTATAAGAAAGTTAATAACTCACGGCATCATTGCCAAAGTCACCATTGAGTCTGAGAACAAAACATCTATTCAGTATTATTTCAATCCGTTATACTTCCACAATGGAAAAAGACTTTCGCTCTCGCTCTATAATATCTTTAAGGAGCAAATTGAACCTCACCTTGAGAAATGGGTCAAAGAAGCATTTGAAGAACTCTCTGAGCAAACTGAGGAGCGTGAGAACGTTGAATGTTGAAAAGAATATAAAGTTACTGCTCATGAAGATCAATCAAAATGGTATTGACGCGTCACTCATTAAAAAGACTCGTTGGTCAAAACAAAAACAAATGATTTACTCAAAACATGAGCTGACAGTATGGTCCAAGCAAATCAGAAAAGGAACGGTGAAGAATGTACCAACTACAGTTAAATTTGGTAGCAGTATTTATCTGCTCAAAGCATTGGTGGTGTTAAAAGATGGGGGAACAATCGAGCAAATCAAAGAAGCCCAAGAAGCCGAACGACAAGAAGAAATCGACAACTAGGAAGTTGAACCGAATAAATCCAAAACAGAAGGTCTTTGCTGATGAATACCTAAAAACTGGAAATGTGTATCAATCCGCATTGACTGCGGGATATGCCGAAAAGTACGCGCAATCAAAGTCTTACCTCATGGTGGAAAACGTAGTAGTCAAAGCATACCTTGAAGAAAGACTCAAACAAATTGACGCATCTAGGCTTGTAAGCGTCAAAGAAGGACTTGAATTTTTATCCTCTGTAGTCCGTGGCGAGGTAACAGATCAGTTAGGTTTAGAAACACCAGTTGCTGAACGAAGCAAAGCAGCTCTTGCACTCATTAAGCGTCAAGGTGGGTTAAAAGACCAACATGAATTAGAAATGCAGCAACTGTTAAGAGACAAAGCGCGAATGGACATTGAACGCCAACGACTTGAAATGGATATTGCAAGAGAGAGATTGGAGCTTGAGAAGCAGAGACTCGAACTCGATAAGTTAAGAGTTAGATTTGGTGACGATGATGACGAGGAAACAGGCGTTGTTGCTCTACCTTCTGTCGATGTTGAAACATATGAAGCAGAAAAGGCCGCAGAACTTGAGAAGTTAAAGGCAGAACTGGGCGTGATTGAATGAGTGAAGTGTCAGTGTTAGAAATGCCAAAGGAACTTAACGTCATATGGTCGCCACAACCCAAGCAAGCAGTATTCATGAGCCGACCAGAGTTCGAAGCTCTATACGGTGGGGCTGCAGGTGGTGGAAAGTCAGACGCTATTCTGATGGAAGTGCTGAGACAAGTTGACAAGAAGAAGTATAAGGCTCTAATCCTCAGAAAGACATACCCACAGCTACAAGAACTGATTGATAGATCATTAGAACTATACCCAAAGATTTACCCGAGAGCAAGATACAATCACTCTAAAGCATGGTGGACATTCCCAAGCGGTGCAAAGGTTATATTCGGCTCAATGCAACATGCAAAGGATAAAGTGAAGTATCAAGGGCATCAATACCCAGTGGTTATATTTGACGAACTCACACACTTTCAGTATGAGGAATACATTTTCATGCTGTCGCGGTGTCGAAGCAAGGATGGCTCTATACGATGTTATGTTAGGGCTACAGCCAATCCAGGCGGTAAACGAAAAAAGACTGCAAACCCTGTGGTAGAATATAAACAAAGGGGGTTGATTATATGTCAACAGTTTATATTCTCAAAAACACGGTCAATGAAAAGGTATACATCGGTGCTACTACTAGGGACTTAAAGACAAGACTTAGAGAGCATAAAAGCAGAGCTAGAAAAGGTGTAAGGCGTTATGAGTTGTATGAAGAAATGCGTAATATAGGCATAGACAATTTCTTTATTGAACCTCTATGCGAAAACGTGCCAGATGGTGAATTAAGCAGAGTTGAATTAGAATACATTAACAATCATGATGATGTTAATAATTTATTGAATACTGTGCTAGGGTTCAGCTACTCACTTATACAACAAATCATAACCGACTATAAGAATGGCAGGACGCTTCAAGAAATATCATTAGATCATGGTAAATGCAAAAAGCAATTATCTCAAATATTAAAACTTAGCGGCATTCCAATAAGAGATTGGAACGGAGAGCAAAGAGCTAATGTATCGTTTGAAGAATTGCACAAAATGTATTGCGCTGATCTAATGACCACATATCAGATTGCTGATGTTATTGGAGTTTCTGCTGTTACTATAGGCAAACACCTTAGAAAGCACGGTATACCACTCAGACCTTCCGCATCGGTTAAACGGACTTAATGCCGACTTTGTGAGAAATCACAGAGATAAAACCTGTTAAAATCCCGAAATTAAGCAAGGAAAGCTGAAATGCCAACTTGAACCGAAGGTTAATCGAAGGTTAACCAGGGGCAACGCATAGGGAGTGAAAAGATATAATCTCCCCACGAGGTCGGGACACCTTAGCAAGTCATGTTGAAGGTGAAAACATATGCTGAGCTGCATGGAATAACAACATGCAGAAGCAAGGATAAAAAGCCTTGCGATAACAAGACTGGTAGGTCATGGATGGGTAAAAGATAGATTCATTACCGCAATGGAACCCATGCAGCGTAAGTATGAGCTGTTAGATGTCAACGGTGAGAAAATGATAATGGATAGAATCTTTATCCCTGCATCAGTATTCGACAATAGGGCTTTGCTAGATAACAACCCTTTGTATGTCGCAACACTTGCCATGCTACCCGAAGCTGAGAAGAAAGCGTTTCTGTACGGAGATTGGGATTCGTTTAGCGGACAAGTTTTCTCAGAGTTTAAGAACGACTTAGACCATCATCACGATAGGCAATGGACTCATGTTATCAAGCCTTTTAAGATTCCTCGAGAGTGGCGGCGGTTTAGATCATTTGACTTTGGTTATGCTAAACCGTTTTCAGTTGGATGGTGGGCTGCTGACAATGACGGACGTTTATACCGCTATCGTGAGCTATATGGTTGTATGCCTAACCAACCGAATACAGGCCTTAAATGGACACCACAGCGCATAGCTCAAGAGATAAGAGCCATTGAAGAAAAGTATGAGCCTAAAGGCATACACATTCGCGGTATTGCAGACCCTAGCATATGGGATGCGTCAAGAGGTGAGTCTGTGGCTCAGTCAATGGAGCGTGAGGGTGTGTATTGGGACCCTGCTGACAATGAACGCATAGCAGGAAAAATGCAGATGCACTACAGATTGGCGTTTGATGACGATGGCATACCGATGATGTATATATTCGACACTTGCAAAGACTTCATACGCACGATACCTTCACTGGTGTATGATGATAAGGACGTTGAGGACGTTGACACTTCTCAAGAAGATCATATTTATGACGAAGCAAGATATCAGACGATGGAGAATCCACTTCCACCAAGAGGTAATAAGCAAGTTAAACCATACGTCTACAATCCACTCGAAACAGTAGCAGAAACAAAACGTAATCCATATGGATTTATGAGACTATAGGGGGTAAACATGGCAAAAGGCTCAGTAAAGTATACCAGACTCAAGAAATCAAGCGACCCAATTGTATCAGTGCTTCAAGACAAGCTAGATAAGTTTGCAGAAGGTAAGCAACACATAGAGGACAAGATTGTTGAAAATGACAGATGGTACAAGAGCCAACATTGGGACATCACAAGACTAGAAGATGCAGCAGACGAACCAGAACCAACTACAGCATATCTATTCAGTACATTAGCCAACAAGCACGCTGACATCATGGACTATTTCCCTGTTCCTAACTTCACACCAAGAGAACAAAGCGATGAGAAAGAAGCTCAGACGCTCTCTAAGATTGTGCCAGTCATTCTTAGACAGAATAAGTTTAGACGCGTATATTCAAACTCTGCATGGTATTTACTCAAGCAAGGATTTAACGCTACTGGCGTGTTTTGGGATACTGACACGGATGACATAAAAATCACTAGAATTGACGTACTCAACATGTATTGGGAGCCAGGGATTTCAGACATTCAAGATTCAAGCCATTTATTCATAGGCACACTTGAAGACAATGACGTGCTTGAGCGTATGTATGCCAAGCAAGGTATCAGCCTTAGTGGCTCAGATGCTCACGAAATTAAGCAATACATTTCCGATGACACAATAGACATATCAGCCAAGAGTATTGTATGGGACTGCTACGTCAAGAAGGTTAACGCAGAAGGAAAGCAAGTTGTCCATCTTATCAAGTTTGTGAATGACACACTACTGTCAAACACTGAGACTGATCCCGACCTTGCTGAAACCGGATTATATGACCACGGAAAGTTTCCTGTAGTCATGGACGTTCTGTTCCCGGAAGAAAGCACTCCAATTGGCTTTGGGTATATTGACATCATCAAGAACCCACAAATGTATATTGACAAACTGGACCAGTTAATCAGCAAAAATGCTTTAGTATCTGGACGCGTAAGATACCTTGTGAGTGAGGGGCTTGGAATTGATCCGAATGACTTAGCAGACTTATCAAAAGACGTTATCACTGTGCAAGGTGGCGTAAGAGAGGGTGAAAACTTTATGGTGATGCAAGGCAAGCCAATGGCTGCCTTTGTTGCAAACCATAGAGAAAACAAAATCAACGAAATGAAAGACATTTCCTCTACTCAAGACTTCTCTCGCGGTGATACTGGTGGTGGCGTTACTGCTGCTAGTGCAATTGCTATGCTTCAAGAAGCAGGCAATAAGACCTCAAGAGATATGATTGGTAGTGGTTACGAATCCTATGCAGATATGATTGAAATGGTTGTAGAGCTTATCAGACAGTTCTATACCACAGAAAAAAAATTCAGAATCACAAATGAGCAAGGCGACCCAGAATATGTGACATATGACAATAGCGGGCTTCAAGAACAACCAGTGCTTGATGAAATGGGTATTGAAACTGGTGAGTATAGAAAGCCAGTGCTTGACATAGACATACTGGCTGAAAAAGCATCGCCATTCACAAGAGCAGCACATAATGAGTTGGCTAAAGAAATGTATGGCCTTGGCTTCTTTAATCCCGAAATGGCCCCTCAGTCAATCATTGCGCTTGGCATGATGTCTTTCGAGGGCAAAGAGAAGGTATTAAAGCAGATCAGTGAAAATGGACAGATGTATGAGCAGATTCAAATGCTCACACAACAGGTTCAACAGCTCATGGAAGTTACGCAAGGAATGAACGAATATATTAAGCAAACCACAGGCAAAGATATGACTCAACTAGACGGACAGGCGGTGCCAACGTTATGATTCAAGTAAACGCAACATCAAACGAAAATACAATCCAACTTGAAGTTGAAGGCCATGCAGATTATAACCCTGGAAACGATATAGTCTGCTCGGCTATATCCGCACTAGCAATGTGCTTTGTGGGTGGTGTTAGAGCGACAGGTCAGCTTATAAGCTACAGAGCTGACAGTGGCGATTTCTTTGCAGAAGCCGAAGCAATGCCTAAGAGCCACCTTATTTTCAATACAATCCTCATAGGCATGTTACAGGTGGCTAAGACATACCCCGAAAATGTAAAAATCAATATTATTCCTAATCCAGTGAAAAAAGATATAAAAGAGTGTGCTAAAATGGATTTGAACACAAATACAACCGCCGACAGGGCGTGACACTGAGGAATAGACTCTGCATGACTCTCGGGAAAGACCGAAGGAAAGGGGTACAAAATGCTAGGACAAGAAATTTTATTGGTTGATCTAAGGTTATTCGATGAAGAACCAGAAGAAAACCAAGCGGACGAACCTGCCGTAATTATTTATGGCAAAGGCGAGTCAGAAGAACCGAATACAGGAGAAGTAGGCGGAGAGGAACAACAGCTGAGTTCTGATTTTAGTTATGACTTCTCAAAACTCTCACCCGAAGGTAAAAAATCCGCGTATGAAGCTATGAAAAGCGAGTTCAAAGAAGATTTTCATAGAGATTTTCAATCCAATCTTGACAGACGATTCAAGGAAAACAAAGAGGTTGTGGCTAAAGTTAGTCAATACGAGCCTATTGTTAACGACTTGATGAAATTTTACAAGGTTAAGACGGTTGAAGAACTCCAATCGAAAATTGAGGAAGAAGTACTCGAATCATTAGCAGAGGACGAGGGCTTTAAGGACGTTGCAGCCTACAAAAGGTCACGGCAAGCACTCAACGAAAACGCTGAGTTAAAAGAAAAACTCAACAGTAAGACTGAGGAAGAAAGAGTCCAAGCAACCGTTAAAGGTTGGATGGATGACACATCTGAAATCAAGAAGAATTACCCTAGTTTTGATATGGACAAAGCTCTTGAAAATGAAAATTTTAGAGCTAAGATTCAAGCGGGGTATTCGTTCATTGATGCCTTTCAAGTCACTCTTGAGAAATCTTTCAAAGTTGCTGAACCCGAAAAGAAAGTCAACAGACCTAAAGAACAAGGATCAAAACCACAGGGGGGAGTAGTACGCAAAACTGACCCTTCAAAATTCTCTGATTCAGATATTGACGATATCCGAAAGAGAGTGGCAAGAGGGGAAGTCATCCGACTATAACCCTAAAAGGAGTACACAGACTATGAATAAAATGATTAGCATTGAGGAAATCATGAAAATTAACCTTAGAATGTTTGACGGCGCGCCTAACACGAATATTTCTACAGATTCGGGTATGACTGCCGAAATGAAAACATTCTACGACAAAGACCTCTTGAAGATTGCGGAGCCGTTATTGGTCCATAACAAGTTTGGTCAAAAGAGAAACATCCCTAAAGGCAACGGCAAGACAATCGAGTTCAGAAAGTTTGACGTTTTGCCTAAACTCACAACAGCACTTTCAGAGGGCGTTACTCCCGATGGTCAAAAAGTAGCAGTTACATCGTTCACAGCGACTGTTAAGCAGTACGGTGGATATGTTACTCACTCAGACATTTTGTCAATGACTACAATCGACAATGTGATCCTTGAGACAAACAGACTTCTTGGCGACCAAGCAGGCAGAACGCTTGATACTCTCACTAGAGAAGTTATCAACGCCGGCACAAACGTTCAATACTCTGACTCAAGAGTTTCAGCAAGATTCCTTCTTGTTGGTGGCGATGCTACATGGGCGAACAACCATTACTTTAACTGTGAGTCAATTAGACAAGCTGCTCTTAACCTCAAAAATGGGTTGGCGAAACCAGAAGATGGTGGCAGTTATGTAGCAATTGTTCATCCAGACACAACTTACATGCTCATGAAAGATACTGAGTGGACAGATGTTGTTAAGTCTCAAAATGCCGACAAAATTTTCAAGGATGAAATCGGTAAATACATGAACGTTCGTTTCGTTGAGTCTACAGAAGCTAAAATTTTCAAAGCTGCTAACCTTACGGCTGCGGCTAGAGATTTGACAGTTGCGTCTGTTACGTCTAAAACGTTCACAATGCAAGAAGCAATCACAGCAGGCGAAGCAACAGCTCTTGTTGCAAGAAAAATCATTATCAAAGGTGTTTTATACACTGTTACTGCTTCTGCTGCAGGTTCTGCGGGCGCGGCAACAATCACTGTTTCTGAAACAGTCACTGGCTCACCTACTAACGGTGAAAAGTGTTATCCAGGCGAAGCGGGTGCTAAAGGTAGAGACGTTTACTCAACTCTTATTATTGGTGCTGATGCTTACGGTACAACTTCAATTGACGGTGGCGGTCTTCAAATGATTGCTAAACCTCTTGGCTCTGGTGGTACGTCTGATGCACTTAACCAAAGAGGAACGCAAGGTTGGAAAGCTATTCACACGGCTGAAATTCTTACTGAGCTTTACATGGTTAGGGTTGAGCATACGTCACCATTTGTAGGCAGAACAAACTAAGATAGGGGGCGAAAGCCCCTTTATTCTCAATAAAGGAGAAATTTACAATGGCTAAAGGTGATACTCAAACTGATTTATTAAATCAAGAACCAACAGCAGAACCAACAGCAGGTGCAATCATGGTTGACAAGTCAGTGCTTGAAACAATGCTTGCAGAGATTCAAGAGTTAAAGGCATTTAAGCAGGAGCAAACAGAACTTGTTAAAAGTTCCGCAGTAATGGTTTCTGAAATCTCTGAACCAAATCAAGCTAATGAATACATGGACGAACTGGTCACCATTCTTTTGTTTAAGGACAAGGATAAATACAAAGACGATGTTGTTGTTGCTGTAAATGGCAACATTTGCAGAGTTAAAAGAGGTGTTCCGGTAGAAATCAAACGAAAATTTGCTTTGGCATTAGAGCAAAGCCACAGACAAGAAATGATGGCTGCAGAAATGGACGAAGCCGAAGTTGGCAAGTTCGAAGATAGAGTTAGAGCAGCATTAGAAGGTTAAACCATAGAACCCCATTCATAATTTGAGTGGGGTTCTCTTGTATTAGTGCAAAAAGATTGAGAGAATACAGTTATAATTTAATGTGAAAGGAGTTGAATAAATGAAAACATTACAAGACATTTTTGATTACATTAATGACCGATTGATTGATGGACAGGCTGACGGATTAAAGTCTTTAATTGAGTACATGAATGAGGGACAGGCTCTTATTGTTCAAAAGTACCCAATCGAAGCTCCAAAATTAACCGTTACACTAACATCAAACGTTTTTGCTGTTCCTGCTGATATGGAAACTCTCAAGAAGATTGTGAGAAACAAAGCTACTCTAAATGAAGTTGAAATATGGAATGGTGAGATAATTTTAAATGAAAACATCAAAGACGGCACAGTTGATGTTTATTACTACAAAACACCTGCAAGACTAGAAGATACAAGCCCTAGTCAAATTCCAGACATTGATTCACGATATTTTTATTCGCTTGCAAAGTATGTATCTGGGCTGTTTTATTTGGCTGAGGATGACGCTGATATGAGAGAAGCATTTAATAACTCATTCTTGCAAAGTCTTAACTCAATTGCTCCAAAAAATACTATAACGAAATTTAAGAACGGATGGTGATTAAGTGAATAAGTATCAAATTGACTTAGAATTACCAACCGCAGGAATTAACCTTATTGACGCGTCTCTTATTGCTTCAAATGAAGCCGCAGAAAACACAAAGAACATGTCATTTAAAAATGGTGAAGTTTGTACTCGAAAGGGATATGTTAAAAACTTTGAGATTGATCTAAGTTTGCTTAAACCACAGACCCTTTTAGAGTATATCAACGGCACCACAAGGCGACTCATGTATGCAACAGGTATAAAACTTAGAAAGTATAACGGTACAACATTTGTTGACGTTGGTGGATCAATAACATCTGACAAAATTGAAACTATCATGTACCCTTCTGCTCTTGGGTATCAAACGAATGTTGATGTGCTAAGTATTCTTGACGGTGGCGTTGGAACTCTCGCAGCAGGAACTTACCATTATCAAATAGTGGCTATAACGCCAAGAGGTGACACAGGACCATCAGAGGAAAAATGGCTTACGGTAACTGCATCAAAGGCAATTGTACTTACTTGGGCGAAGCATCAGACGGCTACAGGATATAAGATTTATGGAAGGGCGCAAGGCAGCTCAAAACAATTGCTTGCTACAGTTGGTGACGTGACAAACTGGACAGACACAGGTTCCATTACTCCATCTGGCGCAATGTCTACCACAAATATGACGGCTACTGCTTATTTGCCTAATATGTTTGTAGTGGATGGAACAACATATCAATACTATAATGACACAGCAGATGCACTTGCTGTTGTTCCTGCTTACGCTCCTAATACCTCAGAAGTGTCCGCGTATGGAACGAATGTACTCTTGACAACTCCTAGCGAGATAAATAATCAAAAGTTTATTCTGAACGATGACGAACGCATTTGGGTTGCAGGGTACAACAACTTAGTGAGAATATCGCACTTGCAAAAGCCAGACTATTTTCCATCTACTCAAGTGTGGAAACTCAGAGAGCCATGCACAGGAATGAAACGCTTTATGGGTGAGGTAGTTCTTTTCACTGAAAACACAGTCACTTTAATAAGCGGTAAAACTCCTATATGGTCATTGCCAGACAAGTACATTTATACAGAATTGCCGACAGGATTCGGATGTTCACAGCATCGCACAATAGCTATTGGCGACAATGCTATGTATTGGGCTAATGATAGTGGTGTATATCGATATAGATACCTTCCAAGCGGTTATTCTATACCGGAATGTGTTTCTGAGTTTACTTTGCCTAACGGTAGATCTAGGACGGTAAGAAAATGGTTTAAAGACATTGACTGGACAAAGGCCTTTGCAGAGTTTTATGAACATGAGTATAGGCTTTACATTGGAAATAAAAAAGTACTTGTATTCAATACACTTGATGGTTCATGGGCTTTGTATGAGTATAACAGGACGTTTAACTGCTCTTTAGTATCTGATTACAAATTGTTGTATGCAGACGATAGAATTTATCATATGGACTATGTATTTGACCCAACGACTGATCCATTGAAAGGATTGTCTGATGATGGCGCACCAATTGAATTTGTACTTGGTACAAAATATTATGACTTTAGCAAAGCGGCAAACAAGAAAAAATTCAAACGTCTTTATGTATCACTGTATTCACCTTTAGTCGGATATGACATTGATGTTGTGATTAACATCGACAACGAATACCAGGTAAAGTCTGGCATAGTTAAGAACTTAATCTCAAAATGGGGTGACTTTAAATTTGGTGATAAGATAAACACTAAAGACACCAATTTGAATTACAAAGTGCCTATAAGACATCAAGGAAAACGCTACAACATTCAGTTTGTTTTTAAGTGTGCTAATCTTAATCAAATGTACTATTTGAAGCAAATGACCTTATTACTACAAGTAAAGGAGTTGAAGTAAACTATGACGCACCAATTGCCACCTAAAATTGATATATTTGAAAATGCTACCAACGGACAAGTGTTTGACCCTAATCGATTTAATTTAGATCAAAAAGCATTAGAAGAAACAATCAATAAAATGCTTGATGATTTAATTAGGCATTATGGGACATTAACAGGTGATGACCATGACGGAAGGTATTTTACTGAAACAGAAGTTGATAATTTAATTTCTGGATTACAAAGTCAAATAACAACTAATTTGAATTCGTTTAACACTCATAAAGATTCGGCAGATCATGACGAAAGATACTATACAAAACAAGAGGTTGTTGAATACGTTGCTTCTCAAATTGTTGCAGTATCAGTTCCAGATGGTAGCCTTGAAGATGTTAAATTAAGCAACTCTTCAAATCAGTTAAAATCACAGGCATTAAAAAAATCAATGTTTACTGCTGCTAATGAATTTATTATTGGTGGTGGAATTGGAACGCATGTTGTTAAGACATTAGACCAAATTAAAACGTTACTTGGATTGGGTGACAAAGCAAACTTAGAAGGTGGAAACACATTTACAGGATTGCAAATTTTATCAGCTTTAAAAATGAAAGCCTTGGGCGGGGTTGCAGGTGGAAAATTTGTTTTGCAAAAACCCGCAAGTGGGACAACACTTTTAGGGGACATTGCAATTGATGTTGATGGTGATTATATAAGAATTTATGATGAAGGTATTGGGTATAAAGGCGCATATCTTCCTATTAAAACATTACTAGATTCTATGGGATCAGAACTTCTCACATCGAGTACAACTGTTTTTAGGAAAGAAGCCATTGGAATAGGTGCAGTGAGTATTAATTCACTTTTAACAAGTGGACGGTATTGGTCAAACTCGCTTACTGACTTACCAGTAGCTTTGCAAGGTAAATTTTTATATATAGATGTAACCAGGTATGATGACCTTAATATTCTTCATAAAATAACTGGATTTACTGCTGACGCAGGAACTTGGATTAGGTATAAAGATAATGGCGTGTGGAGTGATACCTTTGAAATGTTTAACGAAAATAGTTATGGAAAGGTAAAGCCAATAAATGCGCCTAAAACTCTTGATTTAAGTGACAATAGGAAATTTATATATGTGGTTACAGGTGGTGTAATATCAATTCCACATTCAAGTACTATTAGGTTTCCGATTGGAGCAACAATGGCATTTGCAGCATACACAGGAGCCACAATTTCTTTTTTACCGGTAGGAGTAACAGAATTGTCTTCTAAAGATTCAAAAAGAACACTTAACGGTGTCTTTTCTGGTGCAACATTAAAACAAGTAACTCTTGATTCTTGGTGGATTACAGGTGATTTAAAAGCATAATAGGGGTGTGAAAATGTTAGAGGATATAGGCATAAATTCTTCATCATCAAAAGAAATAATTGTTTGGGACTCAGCATTAGGAAATACAAATTGTAACATTCTTGGATTGACAGTTTATATAACAGGCGGTAGCACAATAACCGCTCCTTGGGACACACCAGTTGGCTGTTTAATTCGAAAAGGAAATGTTGCAAGTGAAGCATTACTGGCAATAGAAACGCTTAATATTAAAGCCAGTTCTGCAGTTATAACAAGCGGATTTTACACAAATACTGGTGGGTACATTGCTGTTCAATACGATGATCTAAGCCAAATTACTTTACGATCAAATATATCTTCAACGGCAACAGAAGAATACGTGCTTGACTCAACTAAAAAAATAAAAAGAATAATTGTATCCGCTAGTGGGGATTCTGCTTGGTCTTGGATTGGGTACATTAAATTAAAAGGGGTGAGTTAATGAAAATTAAACTTAAAGAACTAATAAAACAATCCGATGGCGTTTGTGTCTCTTTAATCGTTGAGCAAGAATATCAGCCGTTTAATAATTTTACTCCTACAACAGAACTTGGATTGTTTGAAACAAACAATCTAACTGACAATCAGATTATTACAATGGCTTGGAACAAAGTAAAACCAAACATTATTACTGGAATGAAACGAGTTAACGAAACTTTAGCGTTTCAGTGGCTCGACGAAAATTTAATTTGCGAAGGTTTTGAGTATGAAGAACCTACAGTAATTCCTATAGTTGTTCCACCAACAAGTAATGTAATGTCGTTTGAAGAAATGATATTGTGGAAAACTATTGAACAAAACAATAGGATTTTAGAATTAGAGAAAAAATTAGTATAAATTTATTTTAAAAAAGGAGTGAAATAATGGCATACGAAGATTATGAATTATATGCTAAAAATGTCGGACAGAATCAAGCAATGCCACCAGAATTATTTGAAAAAATGAAAAATGAATATCTTGCTCGACAAGAAAATGAAAAATTGCCGAGAAGAGAACCAATTGACGATTATATGAAGCGAAAAGATTCTATGAATACAATAGCTAATCCCAATGTAGTAAGTGACGCTCAAGCAAAACAAGTAACTCCAATACAACCCACTACTGCAACAGGCGGCAACGCATATCAAGACCTTTACAATAAAATGTACGGTCAAAAGTCTGCGGCAATTGAATCAAGTGCAAACAATCAAGTTGACCTTATCAAGCAAAATCTTGCAAAGGCTCTTGCTACTCTTGAAGTTGAAAAATCTACAGTTAAGCCAGGGTATGACAAGGCAATGAGCGATGTTTCTAATCGTCAATTTGCACAAACTGAGACTCAAAAAGAACTTATGGCAATGTCGGGTTGGAATCCTCAAACATCTGGTCTTGCTGTTGGAGAAGTCGGTAAAGTTGGCATTGCAGCAGATCAAGACAGAGCGAACATAAATGCGGACCTTGTAAAAGCCATGACGGACATTCAAAGACGCGCAGGGGAATCGGAGTTGGCTACTAATGTTGACATTGCAAACGTAGGCAGACAAAAAGCTGAGAAGTTAGCAGGTGCGGCGGCAGATGCTTCAATGTACGCGGATGAAACTTCACATCAAAGAGCAAAAGACCTAGCAGCTCAACAAATTCAAAAAGAACAATTTGAGTATGCTAAAGCTCAAGACGCTCTCGCAAATCAAAGAGAAGCTGACAGAATCAGAACTCAAGCAGAGCAAATTGCCTATGAAAAAGAGCAAGCGGCTAAGAAATGGGATTATGGAGTTGGCAGAGACACTCTTTCCGATACTCGTTATGAAGCGGACAAAGCTGAGACAGCTCTTGAGAAGAAAGCTAGAGAATTTGCTTCCTCAATCGACACAACAAAAGACCTTACTCAACAGTTAGCAGATATGGAGAAAGCAGGCATACCTAAAGACGATTACAGATACATCGAGACTCAAAAGGCACGTCTTGCAAAACTCGATAGAATTAAAGCGGAAGAAAAAGAAGCCGCTCGCGAGTTAAAGAATGACAAAAATGAAAAGATTAGGTTTGATTATGAAAAGGAAAGAGATAAAATAAAAGATGCGCAATGGTTAAAGCAGTTCAACGAAAGCACTAGACAGCAACTTGTCAGTGAATCAGTTTCAAAAGGTCATTTATCTGTATCTCAAGGTCAATTAGCACTATCTCAATCACGAGAAGCATTTGACAGAGAACAGGCAAAGACTGGCACTACTAAAGAGCAAAATGCCGCTAAAGCTAGTGAAAATTTAGCTCTTATCTACAAAGATATGATGGCATCTGGCAATCCGCTTGATTACATCAAAAAAGAATCAAAAAGCGGTTTAATCACACCAGAAGAAGCCGCTAAACTTCTTGAATTGTATAACAGCATGTTTAAAAATCAAGGAGTCACATTAAACCCATAGTTGGGAAGGAGAAATTAGAATGGCAAAAACAATTGAGCAATTGAGACAAGAGAGAACAGGTAGTAAGACAATTGAACAATTGAAGATGGAAAGGGGAGTCGATGTGACTTCCCCTTCTTCAAAGTATACGGCTGATTATCTTCAAGAGCGTGCAATGTTTGAAGCAAAAAGACAATCAGAAGCCAATCAAGCACAGATGCTTGCAGAACAGAAAAGAAAAGCAGAAGAAGTAAGAAGGGCAGAAGCAAAGGCTCGTGTTGAAGCTATCAAGCGTAATTCACCCGGACAAGTAAACAACACTACCAAGAAAGCTGAAACATTTTATGAGACGCAAGCAAAGGCTTCTAAAACGTATGCACAAGAGCCAGTAAGTACACCAAAGAAAAAGGTTATTGATTCGGAAGAAAGATTTACAAAATCTATTGGCTTATTTGGTTATAGATCAGACCAATTAACGAAAGCAGAACTCAAGTCATTTACAAAGCAATTTGAGTCTGATCCACAAAAAGCCATTGAATCATTCCAAATGATGTTACCAGAACTTGAAGCAAGAAAGACTAAAAAACAAGGGTTCTTCTCTCGAAATATTCAATCTGGTGTTGGTAGTGTTAAGTCGGACATGATGGACTTAGCAGCCACAGTCAGCGAAGCATTAGGATTTAAAAACAGAACTACTGGTTACGATGCAGAGCGTCAAGCTCTTAGAACTCAAATGAATACCGCGTCACAAATGAATGAAGCTGCAGGACCTATTGCCAAGTTTGGCGGCGATGTTGTTCGTGGGGTTGCTCAAGCAGTACCCGCGTTAGCAGTTACCGCATTGGCAGGTCCAGGGGCAGGCATGGCGGCTTTTGGTGTTCCTGCGTCAGGCTCTTACATGGGTGAAGCAGAAGCAGAGGGAGCATCTGTTGGAAAACGTCTTGCATACGGTGCCGTTGGTGGTGTTCTTGAAGCAGGACTTGAGAGAGCGTTGGGTATATTCAACATTTCAGATACAGTCATTAAGCAACCTTTGAAAGCATTGTTCAAAGAAAATTTAAAGACGGTTGCAAAAGAATTTGGTAAAAACGCTGCGGGTGAAGGTGCAGAAGAAGTCATTGCCAACTTGGGTATGACTGCGGCTAAAAAATTGATTTACGATGCCGAAGCTCAATTTGATTTAAAAGGTGCATTATACGAAGGTGCTGTTGGTGCTGCGGCGGGTGGCGTGATGCAAACTCCTTCAATGCTTGCCAATATTCAAAATGCTAGACAAGCGGCAGACAAGATTCAAAATGAGTATCCCGAAACACTTATTGCAGCTTTATCACTTCCAAAAGAAACTCCATCTTATGAATTGGCTAATCGAATGATAAAAGCACAACATGACATCACACTTGAAGAACTAGACAATTTTCAAAAGGTTGTTCAGAACGATTTAAACGCTCATACAGAGAGTTTAACTAAAACGGACATGTCAGAGTTAAAGAATGATACTGAAAAGCGTCTGAGCGACAAGGAGAACGCTGTTACAATACAGAAGGAGTTAGGACTTCCGGATAAGACAAAATCTGCTGAGTATTTGCAAAAAGTCGAGGAACAAGCATATTATGACTCAATGAAGTCAAAAGAGTTCTTGCAAGCCGAAAAAGAATATGCAAAAGGGCCATCTAAGCCAGTTCAAGAAGAAACTGTTGAGCCTAAGAACAAGATCACAATTCAAAAAGAACTTAAATTGCCAAGGGATATGACGGCAGAGGAATTTAAGAACAAAGTTGAGACTCAAGCTCTTTATGATTCTTACAAAACAGAAGATTTTTTAAAAGCAGAAAGAGAATACAACAGAGAATCCACTCCTGCGTCACTGTTAAGCGAAACTAAAGTTGCAGACAAAGAGTCTATGGCTACAGAAAAAACAGCCACAGACGAAATGGAGAAGCCTACGAAGGATATTCTTCAAGCTGAACCGACTAGAAGTTTGTCAAAAGCAAAATCTCTTGAGAAAACTGCAATGGATAAGCGTTATATTGACGCTAATCAAAACAGAGACGGCAAGAACGAGCTTTACACAAACGATTTCCCAGAGGTCAAGAGTTTCCATGTTAAGAGAGCAAAAGAGCTTCTGGCTGACCTTGACAACACCATTAAAGGTGAGCGTATGCCTACCGATGCAGACGCTAAAGAATGGGTAGGCATTAAAAGAACCACGTCACCTACTATCGCTAGAATAAAAGACAGCACAGGTGCTACTTATGGTGAAATCAGAGAAGCTATCACCAATTTGATTAACGGCAAGAATACGGCACTGGCTAGAAGAATTGAAATTGCCATAGACGAAAATCTTATTGATGGTTATAAGACGTTTGATGGCGATCCAATACCTATGAACAATGGGTATGTTCAACTTAGAAACAAAATTGAGCCTTTTAAAATTGACATTCCAGATTTTGAAGTTGGAACAAAAGATGCCACTGGACAGGATCAATTAAAAATGGGTCTTCCAGGCGAAAACGTGTCAATGTTTGATACTGACCAACAAAAAGGAGTTGAGAAGCGTGAGTCACAGAAAACTGACGATAAGAGCGGACAAAGAGACGGATCAAAAGCAGAAAAGCAATCTGATAAGCCTATCGGCGTTCAAACTGAGGAAGATTTTAAACGCGTGTTTAAAACAGCAGGGGTTGAAAGTTCTGCCAAAATAGCACAACCTAAAAAGACAATCCACAAACAGGCCGTTGAGATTATGAAAGAGCTTGGCCGTGACGTTGTATTCTTTGAAGGTGATAAGAACGCACAGTTGCCGAATGGTTTTGCTGTTGAGGGATCTAATGCAATCTATGTAAACGTCAATCAGTCTGACAATAACATGATGTGGCATACAATAGGCCATGAGTTCTTCCACACTATCAAGACTAATAAGAAGTATGAAGAAACTATCTTCAAACCGCTTCTTGAGTTTGCAAAAGAAAACTTTGATACTGCAGCAAAAATGAAATTCTTAGACACTTACTCAGACGTTCCAGAACTTCAAGCACAACTTATGAAGGACGAAGAAGCACTTCTCGAAGAAATGCTTGCCGATGAAATGGGTAATTCATTTGTAGACAAGACGTTTTGGCAGAAAATCTATGACTTTTCTTCATTCCTGTTTAATGACATGGTTGAGGTTGTTAAGCAGATCATGTCAAAAATTACTGGTGCCAAGTACGACACATATCTTTCAAAAGAAATGTCTAAGCGACTTCAAGACGATTTTGTCGGCGTTGTTGCTATGATTAGGGTCGAGAATGGAGTTGTCACCAAGAAAAAAGGTGAGACTGATGCACAGTTTAAAATCAGAGCATACCATGGCACACCTCATGACTTTGACAAGTTTACAACAGAAAAGATGGGTACTGGCGAAGGTGTGCAGGCTTACGGTTGGGGTTTGTATTTTGCAGGAAAGAAGGGCATTGCTGAATGGTATAGAGATTTGTTATCAAAACGCATAATTGGTACTTTCAAAAAAAACGGCGTATCATTAGATCCAAATAACAAAAAAGCTGTTTTAGAAGAATATTTTAAGCCTGGTGAAACCGTTGATTCTTATGGAAGTTTTAAAGACAAAGTTATAGATTTTAAATGGAATAACGGAGATTGGCGCGTTTTTGTTCTTGAAATTGGTTCTGATGGAAAACCCACACCAGGTAGTATAACCAGAGGTCATTCTACAAATCCTACTACCAAAGAAATTGTTGATACACTTACCAATAGAGGTTGGATTCAAAGTAATAACAAAGGCCGTCTCTACGAAGTAGACCTTTCTCCAGATGAAGAACATATGCTTGATTGGGATGAACCATTTTCAGAACAAAGTGAATATGTTCAAAATAAATTAAAACCAATTCTTGATAAATATATTTCAACAGAAGGTGTTAAAGGTTTTCCGTTTAGTGAATATTACAATGGAAAACAAATTTATAAAGAAGCAAAGTTTAAGTTAGGTTCAGACAAAGAAGCGTCTTTATTTCTTAAATCAATAGGAATACCTGGTATAAAATATCTTGATGCGTCTTCAAGAAGTGCTGGCGAAAAAACTTACAATTACGTCGTATTTGCAGACGAAGATATTGAGATTGCGGCTAAGTATTCGGCTAGGAAGAAGGAAATTGAAACCGCTTTCAAAAATTCAAAGGTTCGGAATGAAGATGGTTCTTTGAAAGAAATGTATCACGGTACAAATGCAGAATTTACAGAGTTTCGTCCTGGGTCTGCTCAAGGTTGGGGAGAAGGTATCTACTTTACGGACAACAAAGAAGCCACAAAGGAGTTTGGAGAAAAAGTTATATCTGCTTACATCAACATTACAAACCCTTACTATGACAGCAAAGGAATTACAGACGAACAAATTGAGTCTACAGATGTTTACAAGAAAAAAAATGAAGTGTACTTATCAAAACAAGATACGACGAGCGGTTATGATATTTATGATCTTGACGGACGCGAGTTGTTTGAGGAAAATGGAGATTTTGCGAACTCTGTAATTAGAGAACTTGGATTTGACGGAATTATTGCTGATGGAAGTAATGGAATTGAAGGACTTGAAGTTGTGGTGTTTGAACCTAATCAAATTAAGTCCCCAGAAGGAAATATGCCAGTTGATTTAAAAAGTGGTGACATTCGTTATTCAGCCCGCAAAAAAGAGATTGAAAAAACATTTAGCAACTCAAGAATCAGAAATGATGACGGCAGTTTAAAACTGCTTTACCACGGTACAAAAGGCGACTTTACAACTTTCAAAGAGTCTTTAAATGGTGAATACGGACGCGGTATTTATTTGACAGACATCCCAGAGACTGCTGAATGGTATTCTAAGTATGTCTCTCAAGGCGAAGGACAACCAAAAACAATTGCAGTCTATGTAAACATGGAAAATCCAAAAGAATTGACTAAGCAGCAATACATGAAGCTAAACGAAACCAAGACTGCAAAGCAAATACAGTCTAAGTTCATCAAAGAAGGTTATGACGGCATAATTGGAACTGGAATCAATGGTTCTGAAAAGCAGTACATTGTATTTAGTCCTAATCAGATTAAATCAGCAGAGGGTGACAACGCGGTTGATATGGCTAATGCGGATATTATGTACTCTCACAGAAAACTTACAGTCCGCAAAGAAGCCCCAACAGAAAAGCCGTCTAAAGTTGAAACACTGGCATCACTTAAAGACCAACCAATGCCAAAAGCAACAGGGTTAAATGCTGATGTCAAAGGCACAAAAAAGGCTTCTGAAATTATTGGAGATATGGTTGAGCAGTTCAACACACTTCTGATTAACAAACAGCGTGGCACTCCACTTGGAACTTACCACAATATCACTCACACAATTAGAATGAAAAAAGCAAACGATATGCAAGTCTTTACGCATGAAGCAGGCCATCACCTTGATAACCTTTACAAAATTAGTTCAACGGCTAATGGACAGGCAGAAGCAGAGCTTCTTGCACTTGGAGAGCAAACCTCTAATAAGAACTGGCCTAAAAGTAAAAAACTCAAAGAGGGCGTTGCAGAGTTCCTCAGACTCTATATGTTTGACAAGCAAACTGCAATGAAGCGTGTCCCTAATGCTTTAAATCATTTTGAGTACAAAGTTGATAAAGATATGATGAAGCTAGTCAACAAATGGGCTGATGAATCATGGAAACTTTACAATTTGGCACCAGTAGACAGAATCAGCAAATCAATTGTCTTTGCTACTGAAAAGCCAGGTATTCAAGACGTGTTGTTCAATAAAGCAAAAGTTTTTGATCCCGAAAACATCGGGTATTTGGCTCACATTGCTTATGAAGGTATATTTGACCAAACACATATGCTTGAATACTTTGTAGGTAAGATGGGCGGTCAAAAGGCTCAAGAGTTCATGAAACAGCAGTTGGCTAAGTTTAGAGGGTATGAAGCTGTATCAACTAACGACATTTACTATTCTCAGAATGATTTGAATGGTCGTGAGGTTGGCGACTCTTACAGAGACATCACAAAGGAAGTTCACACAAGCGAAGCCAAGCGACAGGACTTCATAAAGTATCAAGTCGCAAGACGCGCCGAGGATTATGAAGCAAAAGGCCTTGAGCTCCCAGACTCTTACGAGACTTATAAAGCTGCAGTCATTGAGCTCGAAGCAAAATATCCAGAGTTCAAAAAGGTATTCAGTGATCTGATTGAGTACAGAGCAAATAACCTTCATTTGTTGGGCGACATCTACGGCGTTGAGAACATTGACAAAATGATTGAAGAAAATCCAAACTATGCTCCTTTAAAACGCGATTTTGGTCAAGATTCTAAAACTGCTGTTGGCGTTGGAAAACGTCTTGCTGGTTCAAAGAAATTGGTTAAAGGACTCAGAGGTGGTGGACAGGATATTTCTGACGTTGAACAGTCTGACATTGCCAATACATTCATGTATCGTTCGGCGGCCATGAGAAACAAAATACTACTTGAGCTAGTGGACGTTGGTAATAGTGTTGAAGGGTTTGGAAACGTTATTCAAAGAGCAGACCCTAAATTCAAAGTGGCTGAGTTCACACTTGAACAGCTCAAAGGCCAATTGAATAAGCTCGACATTGATGTTGATGGAGTGGATCCCGAAACAGCTATGAGAATCATCAAGCCTAATTATTTGGCAGGTGAAAATCAAATTGTTGTTTACAGAGACGGAAAGCCAGAAGTATATGACGTTCATCCCGACTTATATGCTTCACTTAGCGGTATGTCTCCCGAATTGGGCGGTATGGTCATTCAAGTCATGGCAGCCATATCAACGGTTCAAAAAGCAGGTATTGTTTTGTCTCAAAAATTTATAACCTATAACTTTGGTCGTGATACAAATAGGTCCTCTATTTCCACAAACGCAGGAATTAATCCGTTTTCAATAATGGTTGGCGTTGGTTCTTCTCTTGTAAAAGGAGAAAACTACAAACGTGCATTAGCGGCAGGGGCTTTGTCTGGGTTCTTTGTAAATGACAGAAACAACATAGCAAGAACAATTGACGATATTAACGCAGGCTCAAACCCCGCAAAGCAAGCTATGAAGTTTATCAAACATCCAACTGAAATTTTTAGATTTGTTTCTGATGCCGTGGAGTTTGGACCTAAGGTGGCAGAGTTCAATGCTTATCTTAAAAAGTTTGGTTATACTCAAGAGCAGATTGATGCTGCAGTCGTTAGTACAAGAAATTTGTCATATGACTATAAAATGATGGGACGTTGGGTTAAAAAGACTCAGTGGAACAGAGTTGCAAACTTTTTCAATCCTCAGTTACAGGGTGTAAAAAACACAATTTTATTATTTAGAACTCCAAAATTAGCTTTTAGAACAACAGTAAAAGGAATTATTTATACAACAATTCCAACACTGTTATTAATGTATCTGAACAGAGACAATGAATATTATAAGGAATTGCCACAATGGAGAAGGGATTTCTTCTGGAATGTACCTTTAGGTGATCCGTCTACAACAGAAGTTTTCTTGCCAATACCAAAAGATTTTGAATTTGGAATATTGTTTGGCGCACTTCCAGAAAGACTTATTAATGACTTATACTATGAAGACAAACACGCATGGGATGGAATTATGGACACAATTGCTAAAACTATATTGCCAGAGTTCATGCCGTCTGCTTTGACTCCAATGTATGAGCTTCAAGTCAATAAGAATTTCTTAGGCAGACCGATTCTATCTAAGAGTGACGAAGGTTTGTTCCCAGAAGAACAATACAATGAGTTTACCTCTGAGGTAGCAAAAGGAATTTCTAAAGCGGTTAAAGACTTACCAGTGCCACGGTCGTTGAAGTCACCTAAACAGGTTCAACATCTTATTGAAGGTTACGGTACAACTGTAGCAAGAAACGTCTTGCAGGGCATCGACTTAGCTTTAGAGGGCGATGTTGCAAAAGGCGTTCAAACTGGACTTGGCTTTAATCAGAGCATGACGGTTAATGCTTTGAAGAGTCCAGAATCAGTTGAAAGATTCTACAATAACAAGTCAAATATTGATAAGTTATACAGGAGTCTAAAGAAGGGTGGTAAGAAGCTCACTCCCGAAACTGACGCTTTAAAAGACGAGTTTAGTTCGGCATACAAAGACTTGGATGATTTAAACGACTTCAAGCGAGCAATCGAAAGAGGTGATAAGGTCGAAGGTTATGAAAATTTAACCAAAGAGCAGATCAAAGAAACGGTTAAAAAGGCGAACTTGAAAATCATTGAAATCACTCAAAGAGTCAACACGCTTTACGACAAGTATTATACAACCGAAGGTATTAAAAAATAGAAATAGCCCCTTATGGGGCTTTTCTTGTGTAAAAAGGCACTAGATATAGTAGTATACTATTATTGTAAATAAAACTAATGAAAGGAGTGATAAACATGAGAATTTTCATAGACAAAGGACATACGGTTGGCTTTGATCCTGGCGCAGTCTCCAAAACTGGTCAGACAGAAGCTAAAACTAATCAGAACACGGCTGAATTTCTGAGGGATATGCTGGTTAAAGACGGCCATGACGTTTTACTTGGCGAAGTCAAAGGCAAGAAATTTGAACTTAATGACCGTGTTAAAATGGCTCAGATGTTCAGTGCTGAAATTTCAATAAGCATACACCACAATGCGGGCGGCGGTAAAGGTTCAGAAGTGTTCTGCGAGATTAACGATTCAAAGTCTAAAAAACTTGCGGATTGTATCATGGCAGAGTTTTCAAAAATTAACGAGTCAAGGGGTGTTAAAACTAGGGTGTCTACAAAAGATGCCACTAAAAACGGCCTTGCAATGTTAAATATCAAAAACTGTGTTTGTGTCCTTACTGAGTTCTGCTTCATGGATTCAGAGATTAAAGAGATTGATACCCACGAGGAACAGAAAATTGAAGCACAGGCCATCTACAACGGCTTAAAAGCCTATTTTAAGGTGGTGAAGTAATGAAACAGTACAAAGTAAACATCAAATTTGAATATGTTTTAATCGTTTTGATTTTAGCTATCTTAGCAGGAGTCCTATTCTTTAACACAGAATTGACCGACTCGGCTCAGATGGCACTGTTGGCAATTACATCATTATTGAGTGGAGTCACTGGTTATCTGTGGGGCATCACTCAAGTTGACACAAAACAAAATAATCCATAGGTGGTGACAGAATGACGGAAAGTGAAAAATGTCCATGCGAAGCAGTAAGGGAGCTTAAAGAATTGGTTTCAGAACATGAAAAATTACTCCATAAGGGTAGCACTCATTTTGCAGTGATAAATACAAAACTCAACGCTTTAATAGCAGGCATTGGAATTGTGGCAATAGCTTTAGCAGGAGTGGTTATTCCTATGATGTTTAAGTAAGGTGATTAAAATGAAATGTGAAGTTGAAAAAGAAACCCTAGGTCTTGCTTCTCTGATAATTTCAGAGGAAAGAAAAGACAAAAAAAGCATCGTAAGATTTCTTATTATAGTTCTTGTAGTATCGTTGCTTATTTCAAATGCTTTTAGTGCAATTGTTGCCTGGAAAGCAATTGATTTTATTAATGGTTACGAATTTGAAAGCACAGAAGTAAAAGTTGAATCAAATACAGGACCTGCTATTTATCAAAATACAAACGAGGGGGATAATGATATAAATGTCAACAGTCCAAGTGAAGGTAAAAACAGCAACTCCGAAGGGAAATAGCAAAGGCAAAGCGACTAAAAAGCGCAAGTAGGGAAGTGGATCACCTTGTTTGATTTTATTAAAGCAGAATTTGACTTCTTCATTGAAAATTGCGGGTTTACTGACGAAGAATTAAAAGTCTTTGAACTCAAGCGCAGAGGTAAAACACATCTTGAAATTGCTGACGAGCTAAACTATTGCGAACGAACTATTAAAAGCAGAATAAAATCTATTAAGAAAAAAATCCTCAGAGTTTTATGACTCATGGGGATTTTTTTATGCCCAAAATTTGCCCTTATATCACCCAAAACATACCCAACGTAAACTGATTTTATTTATAAAATCAAAGTCAAAGAGGTGATTCAATGGACGGATATGTCATGCGGTGCCTGGTAAAAGAAATTTATAGATGTTGCGATATGAGAGCAGTTCAAATCATAAATGAAGCAAATGAAATTGACGGAGCAGCTCAACTGGAAACAGAACTCATTGACTATTTAAAGGAGATTCAAGCCGATGACCAACAACATTAATTATGCTCAAGCAATGCAAACAAACCCTTTGCTCAGAGTTCAAGCATCTGATGAAAATATGATTAAAACTCTTATTTCTAATAGAGACCCAAAACTTGCAGAGAAACTGATGGAAGACAAACTAAAGTCAATTGGACTTAATGACCAAGAGATTGCAATCACGTTTATTCGTGATGGACTTCAATATCCACTTGAAAGGGCCATGAGAGAAACAGGACTTAGTCAACAACAGCTTGACTCTTACTATGACGGTGCCGTTGATAAAATCAATAAATTTCTCGGCGGTGTATCTGGAAACTCGGGAGTATTAAGCAATCTTAAATCCATGTTTGGTAGCAACGCCAATGACGGCGATCTACATAAAGATTAAATGAAAGGCGGTATTTCTATGGGTTATGCTATGGAAGGTGGAACACCAATTGTATCAAGCGGAATGGGCGGTGACGGTGGTATTGGTTCTTTGTTGATTGGCGCATTATTGTTCGGCGGTGGACTTGGCGGTTTCGGTGGTCGCGGTGTTGCGGGTGCTGATTTGGCTGCTACAGCAGGCATTCAAAACCAACTCAACGGTATGCAAAGCCAAATGACTTCTGCAACTACAAACAACGAAATCAATCAGCTTCAAAGCGATTTGAACGCTATGAACATTGCAAACCTTCAAGGCATCAGCAACAATGCTCTGCTTTATCAAGGTGGCAACGCTCAAGTCTTGGCGGCTCAAGCAGCTAACAACTTCACAACTCTTAGCTCAATCAATGGGCTTGGTAGAGACGTGACGGCAGCTCAGAACCAAGGTGCTTTACAGCAACTTAACAGCTTCAACAACTTAACTACAACAACACTTCAAGGCTTCAATGAAATTAGTAGAGATAGTGCAAACGCGTTTAACCAAGTTCAAATGTCTCTGAATGCAATTGCGGCTCAAAACGCTGCATGTTGTTGTGAACTCAAATCTGCCATTGCACATGATGGCAATGAAACAAGAGCATTAATCAACTCTCTCAACACTCAAAACCTCAACACTCAAATCGCTGACTTGAAATCGCAAGTTAACACAAATGCGATTATCAATTCACTCAGACCAGTGGTCACAGTTTAGTCAATCCAAGCGGATAGGGGCGGTTTTCCGCTCCTATTTTGCATGAAGGGGGATTTTTATGTCATCACCAGTAACGGTAACAACATCGCCAGTGGCATTAATTGGCGTTAATTTAAAACGAGCAAACGTCATTTTTCAAAACAACTCAAAAGAAGATGTTTATGTTAAAAAGCAACTTCTTACAGGTCCAGTAAATGTGCCGTCTCCTACAAATTATGACTTTATTCTTCATGGATCAGTTGGAGAGGGTAACGATGGAGAAAGAATTGAGATTTTAGATACAGTGGCCGCTTTTGTTGGTGTGACTTCAAAATCAACTGCTGCGGTTGGGGTCTCTGAAATCGTCAAGGTGAAGTTATGATTAGCCCTCAGATGTTGAGCCTTGTAAATGGAATCATAGCCACTGAGGAACACATGAGACTTTCAGAAGAACATGAAATGAATAAAGCTCATTTAATTGGACTTCAAGGTTATAAGCGATTTCATAGATACAGAGCAATGGACCGTGGACGTCACTCTTTAAAACTACAGTGTTTCTTGGTTGAAAATTTTCACGTTGAACCAATGGTTATTGTTTCTTATCAGACACCATCTGAAAGCATGTCGTTTATTGACTGCATTAAATCAATGCACGATAGATCTGCAAGTCACATTGAAAGCCTTAAAACGGTCGCAAGAATGGCTTATGACGAAAAAGAACCTTTGCTTGGTGGCTACCTTGATATGATGATAGCGGACCAGTCAAAGGAACTTGACGATTATTTCAGACTTTGGACAGAAGCTAAGAGAGAAAATGCTGATCTAAATTATTTATCTCATGAGCTTCATAAGAAGTATAAATGTCTTGAGAAAAAAAATTTCGGCTACAAATCAGACAAGTCATACAAATATTAAGGGGGAACTATGGAAAAAGCATATGGACCACCACCAGTAATAGGGTACACAGTTTCAATTGAAGAAATGCAAACTGACTTTGAAGTTTACAAAATGTTATATCAGGCGACAGGTAATGGGACTGGAATGACACCAGAGCAAATTGCAAGGTATCACGCATTAATTGAAGCGTTCAGAGAATAAAAGAGGATGGGGAAACCCATTCTTTTTTTATTTTTAAATTAAGTATTGCAATAGTGATTCAATAGTGATATTATATTGAACATAGGGGGTGCAAAATGAAAATTGTAGAAGCCACAACAGTTCCAGTTCAAGGAACAAGCAGTAACAAAGCTATTTTAAATATACCATCTAAAATAGCAAGCAAAATGAAGATACAAAAAGGAGACGAATTGATTTTACAACTCAACGACAACAATCAACTCATTATTGAAAAACTAAAATCAAAAGGAGAGTAAAAACATGAAAGAAAAATTCGTAGGTAAAAAATGTATCGTAAGATGCGACAGAGCGGGCGTATTCTTTGGAGAAGTTGTTGATTTTGATTCAACTATGATTGAGTTGAAAAACGCTAGAAAGATTTTTTATTGGACAGGCGCAGCAGCAATTGAACAATTAGCGGTTGATGGTACAAACGAACCTAATGCTTGCAAATTTACGGTATCAGTTGAAAAAGTTGTTTTAACTCAACACATTCAAATCATTCCATGCACAGAAAAATCAATTGATTGTATTGAGAAGGTGAAAGAATGGAAAAGATAGACGAATTTTTAAAAGTTAACTCTGGCTCTGGCGATGGCTCTGGCGATGGCTCTGGCTATGGCGATGGCTATGGCTCTGGCTATGGCTCTGGCTATGGCTCTGGCTATGGCGATGGCTATGGCT